AATCTTTGTCAGGCACTCCAACAGGCGTTAACCGCTCTTCTGGAATGTTCGGTGGCTAATGGCGCTACCAGCAAATATAGCTGTTAGCTTCGACTTCAGCTCCGGAGCGACCTTCGGGACCGGATTTGTTTTCGGCGATGCTAAGTACGGAGTAATTGGCACATCTCGTTTCGGCTCATCCGATGTAGTGCTCCCAGTAGTTGACCTAACGCCTAACGTTTATCAGATTACTATTAACCGCGGCCGCAACATCCAGCGCGATACCTATGAAGCTGGTACTGCGGTAGTACGAGTATTGGACCCAGATTCTAACTTCAACCCGCAATCCGTCACCAGCATCTACTACCCTTATCTAACTCCGCTTCGTAAGCTGCGTATATCAGCTACTACCGACACAGACGAGCACTTTCTCTTTAGCGGTTATGTAACGGACTATAAGTATTCCTACCCTACTAACCAAGAAACTGGCTACGTAGATATCTATTGCAGCGATGCTTTTAGACTTTTCCAGATGGCTAACATCTCTACAGTCGCCGATGCCACCGCGGGCCAAGATACTGGGACAAGAATTGGAAAGATTCTAGACCAAGTTTCCTTCCCGCTTTCCATGCGTACAGTAGCTACAGGCGCTAACACTTGCGTAGCGGACCCAGCCACCGTTCGTACTTCTCTAGATGCTTTGAAGAACGCCGAGTTCAGTGAATCCGGTGCGTTTTACATGGATGGCAGTGGCACGGCTGTATTTAAGAGCAGAGCCCAAGTCTCAAACTCTCTAGCGGCTGAGCCTATCGAGTTTAACCAGACCACTGGTATCCCGTACCAAAATCTCAAATATAGTTTTGATGACAAGCTTATTATTAATTCTTCGACTTTTACTCGCGTAGGCGGCAGCCCTATTACAGTCTATGACCAGACTTCGATAGATAAGTATTTCCCACACAGTATTACGCAAGATAACCTAATTGCTCAGACAGATGAGATAGTTACCAATATCGCTCGCGCCTATACCGCGACCCGTAAAGAGACCACAATTAGAATCGATGAAATGACAGTCGATTTGTTGGACCCAGCGGTCCCAACTAACACCATTATCGGATTAGAGTTCTTCGACAATCTCAAGATTACCAATGTCCAACCGGACTCTAGTACCATCGTTAAAACTCTACAGATGCAAGGCATCTCATGGAATATCACACCCAACCGAATGACTGCGGTTATCACCACGCTAGAGCCAATTCTTGATAGTTTCATAATCGGGAGCTCTACTTACGGTATAATCGGAGTCTCAACATTAAGCTACTAGGAGCATCATGGCCACATTCCCTGTAAATACCGGAGACGTGCTTACCGCCGCAACTTACAATTCGCTACCGGTTTTCACAGTCGGTTCAGACCAGACAGCGGATTACACTGCAGTCCTAGCAGACCAGTACCAAGTGCTCGTACCTATGAACAAAGCTACAGCGGTAGCCTTTAAGATTCCTACTAACGCTTCTGTAGCTTATCCCGTTGGTACTGTAATTACAGTACTTAACAAGGGTGCAGGTACTGTGACAATCAGCGCAGTAACTTCAGGTACTACTACGGTACTTTCAGCTGGCTCAGTACCTGCATCTCCAACCCTTGCGCAGTATAAGACTGCAGCTTGCATTAAGACAGCTACAGACACTTGGTACGTTGTAGGGGCTATTGGATAATGCTTAACGGCATAGTAGCTTTACACGGTACTGGAGTGCCGCCTGTAACTAATAGTTATGAGTCAATCGCGACTGTAGCGTTAAGCGGCTCACAGTCGAGCATCCAGTTTTCATCTATCCCTTCGACCTTTAAGCATCTCCAGTTACGCTTATTTTTAAAGGATGACAGAGCGCTTAACCGTGATTCAGTAAAACTTACCTTTAACGGAGACTCAGGACTCAACTACACAGAACACGCCATGTTCGGTGACGGCTCAAGCGCATCAGCGCAAGCCGGAGCGCCTACTAATCAAATTTCAATGTATCGCGCATCAGGTAACTCAAGCGCAACCAATATCTTTGGAGCGATTATTGCAGACGTGTTGGACTATCAGAACACTAGCAAGAACAAAACCCTTCGCTATCTTGGCGGCGTGGACTTCAATGGTTCGGGTGAAGTATGGTTTGGTTCAGGTTCTTGGATGAATACGAGTGCAGTCAGTTCAATCACTATTGCACCAGCCAATGCTTCTAACTTTTTGCAATATTCACACGCCGCACTATACGGAATTAAGGGGTAAATCATGCCAGCCGGTTCAACATACACCCCGATAGCGACTACAAGCCTTGCGAGTCAATCGAGCATTACTTTCAGCAGCATTAGCGGTAGTTACACAGATTTAATTTTAGTCATTAACGGAGTTTCAGCTGCTAACCAACCAGCCAATTTCAGAGTAGGAAACGGCTCGGTTGATACAGGCTCGAACTATTCTCGAACTGGGCTATCAGGCAACGGCTCAAGTGCTGCATCATATCGAGGCAGCAGCGAGGCATACTTCTACACAGATAACGCTTCAAACTCTAACGGAGATGCGACAAGCATTACGCACTTTATGAACTACTCAAACACCACAACCAACAAAACATTCTTAAACCGTAACGGCGCAAGCAATAACAACACAAGAGCAATCGTAGGCTTATGGCGTTCTACCGCAGCAATTAACACAATTCAAGTGACATTCGGTGCAACCCTTACCGGCGGCACAGCAACCCTATACGGAATACAGGCGGCATAATGGCAAACACATTTGAACTTATTGCAGCGGTTACAGTCGGCTCAGGCGGCGCTTCAACTATCGACTTTACTTCTATTCCTAGCACATACACGGATTTATGCCTAGTATCGTCTTTGCGTTCAAGCGATGGCAGCGATTACTGCGGGTTAAAATTTAATAACTCATCATCATCATTCTCAAGCCGTCAGATTTACGGAACAGGTTCAGGCGCTGGTTCTACTACTAGGTCAAACAATGACCTAACGGCAATCCAAACACCTTCCTCGCTTACTTCTAACACATTTAGCAATAATTCTATTTATATTCCTAATTATGCAGGTTCAGCTAATAAGGCATATTCAAGAGATTCAGTATTCGAAAATAACAGCACTTATGCAGTTCAGACTTTAGAAGCTGGTTTATGGTCAAATACATCTGCAATTAACCAAGTTACATTAGTCCACCCATCAGCAAACTTCGCTCAATACTCAACCGCCTATCTATATGGAGTAAAAAATGCCTAATCCAACAAGAATCGAAATCAACTGCGAGACAGGCGTGGAGTCAATCATTGAACTCACCGATGCTGAGGTTGCAGAGCTCGCCTATCAGGCAGAACTAGCAGCAGAGCAGAAGGCAGAAGAAGATGCCGCAGCTGCAGCACTGGAAGCTAAGAAGCTAGAAGTATTGGCTAAGCTAGGTCTTACATCTGATGAAGTAGCTGCGCTACTGGCATGAGTGCCAGATTATGCAAGGCCGGCGAAACTCTAAGGGAGCAGATAAATTCTTCGTTTAGAGAGCGCGACAAGCGTAGCGATGGCTGGATTGCCGACCAACGTCATATCGCAGGTGGCGTTTCAGACCATATTCCTAAGAATGGCATTGTCTTCGCGATTGACGTTGACAGGGATTTACATGGAGTACGAAAGCCGGACACAATGCCTTATCTTGCGGACCAGCTTCGACTACTTGCCAAGTCTAAAAGAGATGGTGGCAGAATTGCCTACATCATATTTGACGGCCATATTGCCAGCTCGAAGAAGTCTTGGTCTTGGCGTAAATATGTGGGCGCAAATCAGCACCGCACACATATGCATATTAGCTTTACGAGCAAGGGTGATAAGGATGGCTCGTTATTTAATATCCCACTACTCGAAGGAAAATAAATGAACATGAAGAATCCGGCCGTACTTGCTGTAGGCGCTTTCCTAGCTGCATGGGCTAGCTCTAACTTCTCGCTAGATTACCGCGCTGTTTTGTGGGCGGTCCTATCTGGTGTCTTCGGATACGCGAGCCCTAAGAAATGACACAACAGGATTTCTTCACGCTCTACATCGCTAGCATTACTATCCTTGGCGGCTTGGCCGGTTACGTCATCACGCATTTACTCTCTGAAATTAAGAGACTCAATACGCGTGTCGATGAGATTTATAACATACTTCTAGATAGATAATAAAGCATGGCTAAGAAGAAGGTCATAGACCTAGACACTTACAACGCTTTAGACCAGTGGGCTATCTCTCTTAACGAGATGTATAAGGCTCTTCGCCGCGCTAGCTTCTCTGTTGATATTTCTTTAGCCATCATTATGGAGCGAGATGCTTATCCGGATTGGATTCTTCCAAAGCTTCCTAATCGCATAGACAATATCCCCTACGAAGATGAGGATGACGATTAAGCGAACTGTAGTGGTGCCCGACCTGCAAATTCCATATCACGATGCAGTAGCCGTACGCAACGTCACGGCCTTCATTAAAGCTTTCAAACCGGACTCAGTAGTAATCCTTGGAGATGAGCTGGACCTTCCTCAAGTCTCAAAGTGGGAAGAGAATAAAATGGGTTGGTTCGAACAGACTCTAGATGATGACAGAGAGCAAGCTATCGAGATTCTCTGGGGCCTTACCGAGTATGCCAAAGAGGCTCATATAACCCGTAGCAATCATACGGACCGTTTATACAATGTAATCATGCGCAAGATTCCAGCTTTCCTAGCCTTGCCAGAGCTGCGTTACGAAAAGTTCATGCGATTCGATGAGCTTGGAATCCAATACCATAAGAAGCCATATAACATCGCTAAAGGTTGGATAGCTATCCACGGAGACGAAGGCAGCATTAGTCCTCACGCTGGGATGACTGCCCTAACACATGCCCGTAAAATGGGCCTAAACGTCATTTGCGGACATACTCACAGAGCGGGCCAGAGTGCCTTTTCTGAGGCTTCTGGGGGCGTTTTAAGACGTGTTCACAGGGGAGTTGATGCCGGACACCTCATGGACCTAAAACAGGCTCACTATACTCGTGGAACCGCTAATTGGCAGCAATCTATCCAAATCATTACGGAGGATGCCAAGGGTGTCCAAATTGACCTAATTTATATAGAAAAGGATGGCACCTTTGCAGTGCATGGGAAGCGCTATGGGCGTAGCCGCTGAGCTTGGATTCCCCGTATTCGAGGATGAAGACCCGTCTCAAATCGTTATCATTTCGTTATCAAAAAAGGGTGGATGTCGGATAAGACTGATGTAATGTTCTCTATATCAAAGCTAATCCGTAGCTGAGATAACGATTAGGAGAAACAAATGTCTAAAACACCAGTGCAAAATAAATCTATTTTCATGACATTAAAAGGCCAGTGCGTTTCTTGTCTTGAATCGAGTAATTATCTATGGAATTCAGATGGTTACGCATTAACAGATGAATCTACCAGCGATGGTTTTTGCGATAAATGCTTTAATTATTCAAGTGGTGCGTAACATGAGCGCCATGTCAAACCTTTATACAGAGATGGAGCTCGATTTCGAGCGCCTATCTAATACTTCTATGGAATGGTCTGCTAAGACTTGGCTCAAGCAAGCTAACGAAGGCCGATTCGATGGTCCAGTAACTTTTGGTCATCGTTATATCTACTGGTTCGAGCACTATGCAAATCTCATGGCTGCTCGCGCTATCCTAAAAGAATTCGATATTGATTACACAATCATGTTCGATAACTATTCAGATACATGGGCTCTGACTAGTACCTACCAGTCAATTGAATGGAGATAAAAATGAGCATATACCTATTAACTTTTATAGCTGTAGTTAGCACTTTTGGAGCTGGCTACTATCTAGGAGTTGCAGACGGCAAAGTAGAAGGCCGCATCGAGACATTTCAGGAAAATCGATGAAAGCCAATGAACTCTTACAAAGCGCAAGCGACACCATTACTGTCCGTAACAATACTCACGGCGATATTAGAGACAATATGCGCCGAACAGGGATGCTCTTATCGGCGTATCTCGAAATACCAATCCACGATTATCAAGTCGCAGTCATCATGCAGCTGGTCAAAATTAGCCGAACTCAAGAATCCCCATACTTGCTCGACCACTGGACCGACTTACTTGGTTACGGAGCTATCGCGGGAGAGCTCGCACTCAGAGAGGAACTCGATTAATGTTTAATTTAGATGAGTACGAGGATGTAGCTAGTTTAAATATCTGGCTTAATGAAAATTATCCTATGAATAGAGTAGATGTAGAAGTAATTAAGCATGACCCAGATAAAGGGTTTATCTTATGCAAGGCTAGTATTTGGCGCGATTCAGCTGACCAATTCCCAGCCGCTTCTAATATCGCTTTCGGTTCTAGGGACCAATACAATCGCAATATGGCTCGCTTTTATTGTGAGGATGTAGCCACGTCTGCAATCGGCAGAGCCATCATAATTCTTAAAGGCTCTCAGAAGACCGCAACTAAAGAGAGCATGGTAAGAGTTGCAGAAGTTCAAGATGAAGTAGCTAAGGTAAAGGCTAAGATGGCAGATACTTCTAAAGAGTATGTGCCAGTACCGAAAGAGGATGACCCATGGACAGTTTCAAGTGCTGCACCGGTGACAACAATGGAGCAAGCTGTAGAGA